TTAAAACGGTCTGTTCCCATATTGGTATTCCAAAATAGAATTGCACACCCTGTCATAAAAGGAAAATCCACAACTTGTATAGAAGTAGCTTAGATATATTGCTTGATATTCCCTTTGTAATGTGGCATTATCTTTCAGCATATTATCCAACTTCTCTAAGGAGTGTTTCAATGCCTGTATTACCTTTATATATCTAAGGTTGTTATCCACTTCTCCCAAACGGGCTTCCAATTCTCTGATATGTTTTACAAGTTTGTCTATCTGTTTATTCATAACTCTAAGTTTTAATAGGTTGGTAGAAATAAAGAAAGGACAACTAACTGAATAGCTGCCCTTTCCTCTCTCAATCAATAAGCCCATTTAATCAATGAACCACTTATAGCGTTCGTCACCATGTAAAGCCGCATTGATTCCCAAAGCCATTTCAGTAGCATTTAGAGAACGGTCTAAGAATGAATCAATATAGCTTGACTTGTTTGCCCCTGTAAGCAAGTTGTAGAACTTCCACATATTAAGTTCACTTCCAAAACTGCCAAAGTTCTCATCATTGATGTATGCTTTGGCTACTGAATTGATTTGAGTGTCTGTAAGCAACATTCTTGGCAGTGCCTTTTGATAGCCTGTTGGCAAGCATTGATAAAGCCGCATCCTGCCTATTATCTGACAGAATTGGTGTTCACTCATGGAAGTGTTACCTAATTGCTGCATCAGATAAAGATGTCTGGCAGGATTGTAGTTGTTGAACAGTTCCAAAGCTGCACGATAGAGTTCAGTTGTGTTGCTCACCTTCAAATCGTCCTTGTAGCCATCAGTAAAGATGCACATATTGCAACAGACTTGGTTTTTGAAGCCAATAGCAAGACGAAACAACTCTGGCACTTTCTTGCTGTATAAGTTCATCTGATTATAAGCTCTCACACCTACAATGGAAAGGTTGAGCTTATTTCCACCCACTGTTTCATAAATGGTAGGAACATCAATGCTAAATGCCGCCCTTTCATAATAGATGGTCTTGTCAGATTCCAATAATTGATTAGCTGGCTTGTGGATGGCTTCTGGGATTCTTCCTTTAATAATGTGGCTCACACGAATATCTGCCTGTTCCACTTTCTCACCACTAAAGAATGATTGTGCTGCATCCTGTATGGTTTCCACAAATGCAGCATGGTTAATGGTAAGTTCATTGTCCTTAGAGAACACAGGAGTAATGCAGTCATGTTTCAGATGATTCAATGTTACTTCCTGTGTGTTGGCTTCAATGAAATGGTTGGCAGGTCTTACAGGTTCATCCATGATGATTGTTGCTTCCTCTGCATATTCACCCAAATTCATTCTCTCACGGTTCTGTGCCATAGCTGGCATGATAACTAAATTTCTCATAATGATAAATTGTTTAAATGGTTATTGATTGGATTTAATTCTGGAATTGGTAAAGCTCCTATCGCTTTGGATTGTTCCATAACGATTTTGACTTTACTACAATTTGCTGAATTACATTTAAGCGATATTACAATTAGACTATATTACCATTATGTCTGTATTGTGTATCTCTTTAAGAAGTCCATGAATGATGTGAGGTGAATAGTAAAATTTATAATGGTTGAGGGGGTGGGCAGGTGTCTGCCAATTCTCATTTTTATTCTACTTGATGAGAGGGGGAGTAAATTGGCGGTATGGTATCTCGTGCAACATTTTGAAGATTGGGGTTATAAAATCCATTTTTTACCTTAAATGTTGTACCCAACTTTTAAAACAGACTTTATGCGCTTCTAAAGTCATAATAAGGCAGACTTGGGATTATTCGTACCATCTATTAATATAATAATAAACAGTACGAAAAATCCTGCTTGCCTGTTATTGGGGCTTGAATCCTATCTTAAACACGTTTTTTGAGTTGATGGGATTCCACTCCTTACGTTGTTTGGCTATATCATTGTCTAATAATAGTTCATTTGGAGTAAGCTCTATCCCTTTGGGTATATATCTTAACAGACCTGCACTATATAAATCCAGATTGTAACTCTCTACACTTTTCTTACCCATTCCCAATTTGTTAGCTAACTTATTAGAAGAAAGTAATATCTTGTTATCTTCTGCTGTCAATAGGAGCTTGATATAATAGCCTTTCACTTTAATATCCAAATCCACTTTCATAAAGAGGTAGGATAGTGTTATAAAGTTGGGATGGTCTATTGGTGGGATGCAGTAAAGACTTCTCATTGTAAATTCATATATAGGGTGGTTGATTGGTACAGGGTATCTCTTTCTGACCAACACTGCTTCTATGTCCTTATTGAAATTCTTTAGTGCAGTTTCTTCCTCTCCAGTCCGTTGAGCTAAATCCTTAATTCTCCATCTGACCTTATAATAGTCATTCCTATATAAGGACAGACAGAAGAACCTGTACAAATTGGGTGGATTGAGCTTATCCACTATTGATTTATTAATGGTGGCATAATCCTGCCTAATGTTACTTGTCCTGCTTAGCAGGTGTCTTTGAGGTATCTTCATATTCATTAGTAGCTGATTGAACATTATTGGTAAACACTAAATCTTTCTTCTCTCGTTCCATCTTGTAATAGTAGGCAGTTCCAAAGTATATCTTGGCTTCTTTCCTGTTATGGAACTTCTTACCTGTTGGCAAATGGATAATCATGTCAGTTTGAATATTAATGAGTTAATAAGCCAACTTCTGCAATGATATATAATAGGTAGCAACCTTTCCATTCTTCTTTCTCCTCGTCTTTAGATAGTTGTTAAGATTAACCCATAATCCAATATGGACTTTGTTATCTTTTATTCCCTGTCTAAGAGCCTTAGCCTTTATCTGCCCATAGGTAAATTCTTCCATTTTAGATATTCTGAATAGTGTGTAGTCCGTCAATCTGTGTGGTGGGATTATCTGTTTGAAGTGCTATAAAGATAGTAACTCCATAAGTGGGGAACTAATGATAAGACCACACATTTAAGAATTGGACTTTAAACTATTCAGAATGTCTAAGAATTTGGAAAGAGCAAGCCCACCTGTCACATGGGCTTCACTGTTGATGGCTTATGCAGCCTGTTCTTCCTTAATCACTCCATGATTCATTAGGTATTGAGTGAGCATTTCAGAATAGATAATGCTCACATGGTCTGACTTCACTTTATTTATAATCTTAATGCTGTCCTCATTCAATGTTTTTATGGTACTTAGAGTTTCATCCAATCCAATTTTTTTGTTTTCACCATTCGGTGCGTAATTGGCAAGCTGGGTGATTGCATCAATCATGTAGCGATGTCTGATAGTGTCCTTAGAAATCTTCATGTCAGTTAAAGTCTTGATAATTGTATCGCCTACTGTCAAGTCATATTCTTCAAGTTGGGTTTCACAAACTCCCTGCATGGCACTGTTCCAGACTTTCAAACTTAGTGTCTTACCAAAATTATAGTATTTGGTGATTACGCTGATGTTTGCTTTCAATTCTAATGCCTTTTGGAACACCTTGCTAAAGAACTCCTGTTGAGTGGCTAATGCTGCGTTACCAGCTTTCTCCAATCCGTTAAATCCACGACTTAACACATTGTTTACTCCTCTGTACTTGCCAAACTCTTGTAAAGATGCGAACTCTTTGATTCTCACATTTTCTATAATGAGTTTAGTATCATCCTTGACTATGGCATTGAGGTTGTGTTCATGGTAGCTTGCCCATTGCCAATATCCGTTTGCAGTGTCAACAGACACATAAACATTAGGAGTGTCTTTAGGTATGATGTTCCCGTTAAGGTCTTTCAGTTCAATGTCTGCATTGTAAAACAGGGTAGCTTCTGTGATGTAGAGAGGAACTTTATCAAATTTTTCATTGGTTATCAAGTCCTTGCCCCATTCGATGTTTACCTTGCTTACTGCCATGCTGTAAACAGATGTAGCGATGATGATTTCCTTTTGCTCTTTAGTGAAGATTACCTGTTCGGCTGTGTTGATAGCTTCATTCCAGACTTCTATTTTAGTGGTTGGAAGTTCCACCTTTTTAAGTGCTTCAAGATATGCGGTTTCAGCTTTACCAACATTGACCTGTGCAGACTTCTTGATATTGGCTTCTGCATCCTTGTTGGCTTCAAGCACGTTCTTGGCTTTCATCAAATTCTGACGGGCTTCTTCTACTGCTTGCATCTTAATTTCTGCTGATGTCATTTTTGTTTCTTCCATAATCTTTATTTTTTATAGTTGTTGATAGTTTAGTGTAAGCGTCAAACCTATGCGCACTTGGTTATCTGATTACGCTGCAAAGGTGGGAACTTTGGAGAAGATTAAAGGAGAGTAAAATTTTGAGGATTTTGGTTCTTCCTTAACTTGCTGCCTTGCAAGTTCTGTCCCTTTGACGCTGCAAAGGTGGGGAGAAACCGTGAGGATAAGAGAGAGTAAAAAATAAGGGAGATGTTACTCTCCCTTAGACGATTATTCTATTAATATATTCTGTTTCTGACATTTGTCAGTTTGCTCTTATTGCTTAGATAGCCTTTTAATGTGCGCTCATTCACATAAAATTCCTCATTCTTGGAGATTCCTGTCAGATAAATAAGCCTTGATATTAAGAATGTAACATTGTAGGAAATCTTACTGTTCCTGCTTCTTCGTTTTTGTTTTGTCATTATTCCGTCAGGAAATGGCTGTAACATGGACTTGAATAATAGGGTAAAATAGCATATTTGGCTATTATTGGATTCCGTGTTGCTTGTATCTTTCAAGGGAACTTCGCACATTGCTATCATATCTTTCAATTCCATATCGCAGAGTGATTGGAAGTTCTTTTCACATAAGGATAACAAGTAACTAATGGTATTGGGGTGCTGTATGGTCTGCACTTCCTTACCATTTATTTGAATGGATAATGTGATGTCTTCACTGAATTGCATTTGGTCTGTCAGTGGATTCTCTCCAACTGCCTTATATTGAGATAGCAGTTTGATAAGGCTGTTCAGTTCACCTATGGGTGAAAAGGCAACTTCTTGGGCATTGAAACATTGTCCCTGTGTATAATCCCAAATAAAGAGGAGAAGAAACCAAAACCTGTCTGAATCTATTTCCAAACCAGCAAGGGTTGGTTGTATCTCTTTGTTCTTCTTATATTCTTCATAGGTTAGTGGCATTTTAATAAACCTGTTGTTGTACCTTTCTTTAAAGGTGGGCAAGGCTTCGCTTCCCTCGAATATTATGCCCTGTATTTCTTTGGGCATTGCAGGGTGTATCAGCATGGCAAGCTGCCAAACGTAATCCAAAATGGAATCCTCCTCTTTTGCTTCTAAAGTGGGGTAAACTGCATCTATATTTGTGAACTTATCTATTGGTTGCATATCCTTATGTGCAATGGTTGTATATGCAAAGTTAAAAAAATAATCCCCACCTGCATTGCTACAAGTGGGGAGTTTGTGGATAGAGTATGCTTTAGTAATCAGAATCCCCTGTGAACGTATCCATCAGTTTATCCATCTGCTCACCAATGCACTTGTCTATTAGCTTTGCATAGTGGGCGGTCATTCTTGTATTGGTATGTCCCAACATCTTAGAAACGACTTCCAGAGATATGTTATTGGCTAAAGTAACCGTGCTGGCGAATGTGTGGCGGCTTGTGTGAAAGCAGATTCGCTTATTAATTCCACATAGTATAGCTATGTCTTTCAGATATTTATTAATATCTGCTGGGTCTTGAATAGGGAGGAGCTTATCTCCACCTTTGTACTTATCCAATATCAGTTTGGCGATAGGGAGTAGGGGGATGCGTGATAGAACTCCTGTTTTAACTCTACGCTTCTTAATCCATATTCTGCCTGCATTGTCTTTCTCAAAGTGTTCTGGTGTCAAGGTCTTAATGTCAATGTAACTAAGCCCAGTGAAGCAACAAAGTGGCAGGTAATTACTTTTAGGAAGAATACTGAGATGAAAACGTAATCCGTTGAAATATAGTGATATTTCATTGATTTTCATTTTGAAGGAATGACCGAAATCGGAAGAATATTGCGACGGTTCAGCTACCAAGTCGTTACCTGTTTCCAACCGGGTAAATTGGTGAGAACCATGGATTTTCCTTCCCGACCGTATGCAATATTAAAGTTTTCCCTTCATTCATGCAAGGGAAAAGCCACCGGTCGGATTCTTTTGCACTGTTTTGCTTGTTTTTTCATGTCTGGAATCCTTGTAACAATTTATAATATTGCAATTTAAACAAGGAAAAGGATGAAAACAGAAATCAAGGTGCTGCTCTACCTCAAACGGAACGGGCAGGGAAAAGACGGACTTTGTCCGCTGATGGGAAGAATCATGGTGAAGGGAACGGTTAATTCCGTCACACAGTTCGGGTGTAAGATAAAGGTGGACCCGAAACTGTGGAATGCCACTTCGCAAAGGTGCACCGGAAAGAGCCGGATGGCTGTCACCACCAACAGGGAGATAGACAGGATGCTGCTCCTTCTGCAAAGGAGATACAACGAACTGGCGGAGATCAGTGATGACATTACCGCCGCACAGATACGTGACGCTTTTCAGGGAATGGCCGAAAAGCAGGTGACACTGATGGGACTGTTCCGCGAAAACAATGAGGAGTATGCCCTGCGTGTCGGGGTGAACCGCGCCCCGAACACCCTTTACCTGTATAAAAACACATACCGCTTAGTGGAGGGATTCCTCAAGGAGAGATACAAGGTGTCGGACATTCCTTTCAAGGCACTGGACGAATCGTTCATAGAGGCGTTCGAACTGTATCTCCGCATTGACAGGAAGTTCCAGACCGGGACCTCCATCGGGCATGTCCAGCGGCTGAAGCATATCGCACAGATTGCCGTGAACCGGGCTGTCGTGCCTTTCAGCCCGTTCAAGGACTTTTCCCCCATGAAGCCGGGACAGAAACAGATGTACCTGACCCGTGAGGAACTGGACAAACTGATGGGCACCACATTCGACACCCCCAACCGTAACTTTACCAGGGACATGTTCCTTTTTTCCGTCTTCACCGGCATTTGTTACTGCGACATGCGGAACCTGACTGAAAAAAATGTGGTACGGGACTACGAGGGGAACCTCTGGATAGAAACCAGGCGCCAGAAGACGGGCACTCCGGAAAATGTGCGCCTGCTTGACATTGCTGTAAAAATCATGGAAAAATACAGGGGGATGGCACCGGAGGGGAAACTGTTCCCCATGCTGACCAAGGAAAGCATGAACATCCACCTGAAAAAGATGGCCGTACAGTGCGGCATCGACCGTAATTTGTCCTTCCATATGGCCAGGCACAGTTTTGCTTCCCAGATCTGCCTCTCGCAGGGAGTGCCCATCGAGACGGTCAGCAAGGCCATGGGGCACAGGAACATCAGTACCACGCAACGCTATGCGAAAGTGACCAATGAGAAGGTGGACCGTGACGTGACGGCCTTGAGCCATGAAATCACGGGTAAATACACTTTGTCGGGCATTGACCTGCCGCCATCCACCATCTTGAAAGACATGGGCTTGAGGGAACAGCGGAGAAAAGAGAAAAATACCGGGTTAAACAGGGGGAAGGAGGTCAAGGCATGAGAAGCACCTTTCGTCTGCTGTTCTATATCAACAGGCAAAAAATCAAAAAGACAGGGAAGTGTCCGGTAATGGGACGCATCACCCTTGACGGTAAAGTGAGCCAGTATTCTACCGGAGAGGAAGTGCCACCTGAATATTGGGATGCCGGCAAGGGACGTGCGGCCGTTCATGGGAAGGATTCTGAAATGACGGCGGAGTTGAGGAAACTCAACCGGAAACTGGAGGAGCTGGAGGAAAAGGCGAAGGCCGCCTACAAAAAGAATGTGGATTCGACCGGATATGTCTCGGCCGAACTGATAAAGAACGCCGTGACGGGAAAGACCCGGCCGAAGGAGACACTGCTCGCTCTTTTTGACGAGCATAACGGGGAGTATGCAAAACGTGTGGGTGTAGACCGCACGCGCCATACCTATGTGCGGTATCTGACGGGCCGCAGGCACTTATATGACTTCCTGCAATACAAGTACGGTGCGGAGGATATGGCATTGCGGTCGGTTGACATGCGGTTCATCGAGAATTTCCATTTTTATCTTTCCACGGTGCGGAGGCTGAAAACCGTGTCTTTGAACGACTATCTGATCCTGCTGTGCAAGATAGTCCGGCTTGCCGTCAAGCGCAGGATACTGGGACGTTATCCGTTTACGGGCTACAAACTGGAGACTCCCCCGAAACTTCACAGGCATCTGACGGGCGAACAGCTTGCGAAACTGATGGCCGCCAACCTGCCCACCTACCGGTTGTGCCACACGAGGGATCTTTTTGTCTTTTCGGCTTTCACAGGCCTGGGAAGGGCGGAGATGGCCGAACTGTCCAAGAGCCACATCGTTACGGATGAGAACGGTTCAAAATGGATATACATCCATCGTCTGAAGACAAAAGTGGAATGCCGTATCAAATTGCTGGATATTCCGCTGAAAATCATGGAGAAGTACAAGGGGGAGGGTACGGACGGCAGACTGTTTTATGTGCCGGCCACTTCCAGCTTGTGCAGGAGCCTGAAAATAATCGGGGATATCTGCGGGCTGGACTGCCATCTGACCTACTATATGGCCCGGCATACCTATGCGACCGAAATCTGTCTTTCCAACGGGGTTCCCATTGAGACCATCAGCAGGATGATGGGGCACTCCAACATCCGCACCACACAGATATATGCGGAGATAACCAACCAAAAGGTCCGGAAAGATTTCGGGATACTGTCGGAAAAGACGAGGAACCGGTATTCCCTGCCGGAGGACAACATGCCGTCCAGGGTCTACCGGTGCGGACAGTACAGCGGATGGAAGAAGGAATGTGGAAGGCAAAAGGACGGTACGGATTCATAGCCGTAATGTACGGCATATACAAGACAATGGGGAGGAAGTCCGGACTTCCTCCCCATTGTCTTACAGCAGTTTCCTATGACAACCGCCCGGCTTTTCTATACCCGTCCTGCAGCATCCTTTCGATGTCACTTTCCCTGTACAGCACCTTGCCTCCGAGCCGGATATAGGGCAGCTTGCCTTCGTTACGGTATTCTTGGAGGGTTCTGCGGCTGATTTTCAGCATTACGGAGAGTTCACTGTCGGTCAGGAAACGTTCTCCGTTCAATACCGGACGGCAATTCCGGGACAGACTCCCGATTTTTTCCACCATGCGGTCAATCCTTTGGAAAAAAGAGAGGACGTCCCTGTCCTCCCCGGTCAGCAGCTCATTCATGCCTGCGCCTCCTTTCTCCTTTGGACTACGGGAAGTATGCCTTGTATATCTTCCGGCCTGTAGTAGATTTTGTGACAGATCCGGCTGTATGCCAGCGTACCGTTGTCTCGGAGGGTCTGCAAGGTCCGGGGAGTTACATCAAGCAGGATACAGGCCTCCTGGTTGTCCATCCATTCCCCCATTCTCTTTTCACGGTGCTTTTCACAGAGGTCATCCGTAATTTGTGCCGCATCCTCCAGACTTTTCAGCATCCTTTCAAAGACACGCGCTTCGATAGTGACGATTTCCATAAGCGTATTCATTTGGTTCGGAACAAAAATATGAAGGGGGACCGCTCCGTTCCAAATCTTTGTCCTCAGATGGCATCAAATTTCATCAGATGTCAGCTGCCATATGACGGAGGTTTGCCTCCCATTGCAATCCGGGCAAGACAAGAGCTTGCCCGACGGTAAATAAAGCGGAACCGGAGAAAAAGACAAAACGGACATGGCAAAGGTAAAGAGTATATACAATAAGACGAAAACCATGCAGAACAGAGGGAACTGAAGCCCCTGTTTTTTCATGAGATACGGATATTTCGAAAGCAGGCAGGTCGGGGAACTTGAAATGCCCTGGGGATGGTTGGGGTTCTGGCAAAGAAAGAGGCTTCTTGTCACATCATGTATTTATATGTATAATATGCAACGTCCATGCGTCACATCGGTCACAGTTAGCCCCTATAATCTTCCATCAAATCAAATCCGTTGTCCGGGTGTTTGTTTCCATAAGTATTTTCCACGACGCCAGTCGCAAGGAAAATACTTATGGAAAGCGAAGCCGGAACACCCGTGACAACAAGGATTTGATTTACCTTTGATTATAGGGGAAACTGTTCTGTTTTCAATCGGTTTATTTTAAGGATTGAGTGAACTATATATATTCATCATGTTTTGCATTAAGTCAAAAGAATATGGAATATTTCTGGAAAAATCAATTAGAAACGAATAAATGAAGATATTGTAATTGGCATTCAATGACTTATGAGGAAAACCGATGAAGACTTCTCCAATGCCAAAGTGCAGAGAAACGAAAGGTAACGAGGGCGAACGGTTGCCAAATCATTACCCGGTAATCAGGTTAATTAATTGAGAGTCGGAGATTGTTTCTACTACCTGCCTCATTTTGCGTAGCAATGTATAACTTGCTGATAACTAATTTTGTAACAAAAACAAATAGGACTATGCGAAGTACATTCAAAGTGCTGTTTTACGTGAACGGCACTAAGGAGAAAAACGGTCTTGTTCCGATTATGGGACGGGTGACAATCAACGGTTCCGTAGCCCAATTCAGTTGCAAGCAGACCATTGCCAAAGAGCTTTGGAACGCCAAGGGCAACCGGGCAAAAGGAAAGAGCAGGGAAGCGCGGGACATTAATCTCGCCCTGGACAACATTAAGGCCCAAATCATCAAGCATTATCAGCGTCTTTCAGACAGGGAAGCGTTCGTTACGGCTGAAATGGTACGCAATGCCTTTCAGGGGCTCGGTACGGAATACGAAACACTTCTCGGTGCGTTCGATAAGGACAACGAGAGTTTCAGGAAGCGTATCGGTATAGACCGGGCGGAAGGCTCGTATCGGGTGCGGGTAAGGGCAAGAAACCATCTGGCGGCATTCATAAAGAAATGCTACAGGCGGAGTGACATTTCCATGCTTGAGCTTACCCCTGACTTCATCAAGGAGTACGAGATCTATCTTTCCACTGATGCGGGGCTTCATAACGTCAGTGTATGGTCAAACTGCATGTGGCTGAAAACAATTGTGGCGAAAGCCCATTACAACGGGTTGACACCGAGAAACCCGTTTGCACAATATTGCGTCAACCAGAACGTCAAGGAACGGGAATACCTGACCGAGGATGAGATCAAGACGGTAATGGCTCACGAGTTTTCAAACAGGAAGCTGGCTTATATCTGGGATTTGTTTGTCTTTGCCAGCTTCACCGCCCTGTCTTTTGTGGATATAAAGGAACTGACCACCGATGACATTGCGGAAGTGAACGGTGAGAAATGGATACTGTCCAAGCGTCACAAGACGAAAGTGAATTTCCAGGTTAAACTGCTGGATATTCCCTTGCAGATTATCAAGCGTTATGAGGGGTTCCAGGAGAACGGGGTCGTGTTTCCCGACCTGAATTACTGGTCAATCTGCAAGTCGTTGAAGCAGATGATAAGGGAGTGCGGGATTACCAAGAACATATCGTTCTATGTGAGCCGTCATGGATTCGCAACGCTGGCTTTAAGCAAGGGGCCCCATCGAAAGTGTGAGCCGGGTTCTGGGACATACGAACATAGTTACTACGCAGAAGTACTGTAAGATCACCACCGAGAAAATCGACAAGGATCTGACGATGTTCGGCGACTGTCTTAACCGGTCGTTCCATGAAATTTCAATAACGATGTGACGGAAAGGGCGGATATGACTATCGTTGAAAACGGATGTGTGAAATTCCAAACTGTAAAGTATGGATGCCTTATCTTATCTGATTATAAATACTTATGTACCAATATAAAAAATGCAGGAAATGTTATTGCGCTTCCTGCATTTTTTCATATTTTTGCATTTGAAGAGAGAAAACTCTCTCTCTAGGACATTTTAGAATTTGAAGAAGCGTTATGCTTATCTTGTAGACTGGAAACCTGAGAAATTTCAAAGTACGACAAGGATAGCATAGTGGTTCTCACGCTATAGCGTGGGCTGCTATAACCATATCTGTCGTAAAGGTTTTCTCAGGACCTCCAGTTTAAGACGTGGCATGCAGTTCCACGCTTGAACCGAAATATAAAACATACCACATTGATTATCAGCAATACATCAACTAAAACTTTATGAAATGATACCATAAAGTTCCCGTTGTTTTTTATTTTCCCAAAAGGCATATTTCTATAGCAGAATTTCGATTCTTTGTCGGTAAGTCAAAAAATAATAGAGTTACCGATAAGAAATGTGAGCATTATTAAAAGAAACGACCTTCATTAATGAACATTCCCAAACATGATTTTTCGTTCCTAACGAATAAATTACTTAGCAATTCACCGTTTATTTGAATCATTTTTATATCTTTGCATTTGAAAAATCATCAAAATTTCAAAGGTATAATGACGAATGAATATTCCATGGATGGCGCAACTCTTAGACAGCGTATAGAAGCTATGCCTGAAGATTGCATTTTGTTTCGCTCAGATTTCCCAGAATACCACACGGAATTTGTGGGGAGTGTTTTGTCTGAGTTGACAACTGAAGGCATGCTTGTTAAAATTGCACATGGAATATATGCCAAGCCAAGAAATAGTCGATTCGGTGTTGTGCTTCCTTCGGTTGATAAGGTAGTACAGGCAATTGCAGTTCGAGATAACGCTGAGGTGTTGCCATCAGGTATGACAGCTCTGAATGCATTAGGACTATCGACTCAAGTACCGATGAATTACACATACCTTACTACAGGAAGCGAACGAACAATAAACTTATCCAATAGAAAAGTAGTATTAAAACGAGGCGTACCAAAGAATTTCTGTTACGGTACTCGTCTCATCTCTTTACTTGTTCAGGCTCTGAAAGCTCTGAAAAAAGAGAATGTAGGAGAAATTGAATTGAATGTCATCCGACAATTGGTGTCAAAAGAAACTGACAAGGAGACCCTTGTTAAAGATGTAGATATGATGCCTGCGTGGATGAAACGAATTATAAAACCAATGCTAACCGCTTAAAATAGATTTATAATATGGGAAAACTGTGGTTAAATAATGAAATAGTAGACCGTTTGGCAATGTTACAGCAAACGGAAGCAGGACATCCTGGTGTTAATCAGGTAGCTATTGAAAAGGACTGGTGGGTGACTGTTACGCTGAAGGCATTATTCCAAACAGATTGCCGTGATTCTTTAATCTTCAAAGGCGGAACATCGTTGTCAAAAGGTTTTAATATCATAGAGCGTTTTTCTGAAGATATTGATTTGGCAATCAGCCATTCATTCTTTGGTATTGAGAAGACTGATAAAAGTCAGCGTGAGAAATTACGCAAAATATCACGAGCGTATATCCATGAGACTCTTTCTGCTCAATTAGATGCCAACTTGAAAGAAGTAGGAGTTTCTGGTTACACTATAGAAAATGTATCTCAGGTACAAGATAAAGAAGGGAAATGGCGACCGATAGATTCAGATAAAGATCCTACGGTAATTCTATTACACTATCCGTCAATTCTTGAGGATACGATAAATTATATTCCTCCACGTGTAAAGATTGAAATTAGTTGTCTTTCAATGGATGAACCTACGGAATTACGACAAATCCGTTCTCTAATAGGTGAAAGTTTTGATGGCGAAGATACCGATGCAGATAGTTTGGCCAGAACAGTGGTTCCTACTCGCACGTTCCTTGAGAAACTATTTCTTTTGGCAGAAGAGTTCCAAAAGGAAAAACCACGGAGCGTCCGAATGTCTCGCCATCTTTATGATTTGGCAAAACTGATGGATACAGAATATGGAGTAGAGGCCTTATCAAATAGAACACTATATGATGCCATTGTTGAGCATCGTAAGGCTTATTATGCATTGAAGTATGTCAACTATGATTTACATGCACCATCTACCATCAACTTTACCATACCGGAATCGGTTATTGGTGCATGGCAAGATGACTATACTGATATGAAACGCTTCTTCATTTATGGTGAATCTTTGGAGTTTGAAGCACTTATGCAGAAAATGAAAGAGTTGCAAGAAAGAGTGAAGATTTTGTAAACAGCCTAACCATCGAACAATTTTGTGCCAAATAGCTAAAAATATAAAAATCAAACTTGTTGATAAAATGCCTAACGCTGTCCAGAAGATGGAATTTGCATTGTTCTAGTCGGATGTTTGAAACGATAAAATCATAGACAGATAAACTAAAATAGTCATAATATAAAAATATTCAAATATGGATCAAGTAGCATTAAAAAGTATTGAAGACGCTGTTTTTCAGTTTGATATCAAAAGATATATTGACAATACCACAAAAACAGATGAGGAGATTAACGAGAAATACCTAAAGGGCGAAGTGCGTATTGTAACAGAACAAGCTAGATATCCATTGAGTACAATAAAAGATATGTTCAATGGAAAAGACTACATCCTAAATCCAGATTTCCAAAGAAGGCTTAGATGGGATCGTATTAAACAGTCTAAATTGATAGAGTCTTTTATTATAAATGTTCCTATTCCTCCAATTTTTTTGTATGAAAAGGATTATTCTGTATATGAAGTAATGGATGGACTTCAGCGAATCACCGCGATAAAAGAGTTTTATGAAGATAAATACGCATTGGAAGGTTTGGAAATATGGCCAGAACTTAATAGCAAAAAATATTCATCACTCCCAGAACAAGTACGCAAAGGTATTGACAGAAGATATATTTCATCAATTATTCTCTTAAAGGAAACGGCAAAAGATTCAGAAGCTGCCAAGGCTCTGAAACAATTAGTATTTTCGCGCATAAACAGTGGTGGAGCAAAATTAGAGGATCAAGAGTATAGAAACGCTTTATACCCAGGCCCATTCAATGACCTTACTATTGAATTGGCTCGAAATCAAACTTTTTGTGATATTTTTGACATTCCTTTACCAATAGAAACAGAAAATTTAAGTGAAGATATGATAAGTGCAGATTTAAGGGAAAATTCAAAATACAGAACTATGAAAGATGTTGAAACTGTATTAAGGTTTTTTGCTATGCTTAAAATAAATTTCTGGGAAAGTATAACTCTGTCTAAATATTTAGACTTATTCTTGGAACGTGCAAATAAGCTGCCAGAAGATGCTGTTGCATATTATAAAAATCTATTTGAGCGTACCATACAGTTAGCATATGATATATATGGCGATAAAACATTCTGTATGTGGAAAAAGAATAGTAAAGGAGATATATTTCGTTGGACCAAACGAGCAACGACTGTCTTATATGATCCCTTAATGGTCGTATTATCGGAGAATATTGATAAAAGTGAGCGCTTGGTTTCTTTGAAAGATGATATTGTCAATGGAACAAAGGAACTATTTGAAAAAAATGATGAGTTATTAAATGGCCGTAATACTTCATCCTCTAATGTAAAAGAACGTATACGAATATTTAGAGAATATTTTAATTCTTTATAAGGTTATGATGGTCAGTGCTATTGCTATGTTACAAAAAAGATTGGATAGTATCAATACCCATATAAAAGTCTTAAAAAGAATAGAGAATATCACAAAACAACAAATTGAGAACGATGACTTTAAGTATATCCAATCCAAGCAAACAGATGAAAAAACATTTAACTATCAAGCAAATATAATATCATTATATGGAAGTTTAGAATTTTTTATTGAAGAGGTATTTAAAGAGTACATTGAACATTTGAGACATATTATACCACAATACAATTCATTGAATAAAAAAATAAAAGACAATTATTTTGACAATGTTGCGAAATTACATAGTAAGCTCCATTATGCTAAATTTTCACATATAACAGAATTGAAAATTGTGCAAAATTTGGAAAAAGTTATTGTACAAGATAATAATGAAATTTTAGCTGAACCTTTTTTGGGTAATGGGGGCAACTATAAGCATAGCATAATTTGTGAATTAATGAGTTCTGTTGGAATAGATAATGTTGATTGTAATATCATCCAATTAAGTCCTTTGTCTGATTTATTATTGGAGTTAACTCCTGATAAAGAGCAGCAACGAAAAATGGTTGCAATGCGTCTTGAAGAGTTGGTCAATAGACGTAATGAAGTAGCACATGGGGCAATATCTGATGATATTATTAATATTGATAGTTTTGAGGATATGCTTAAATTCATAACTGTTTATTGTGAATCTCTTAACAAGCTATTAGCGCATGAATTATTAGCATATAAGTGGGAACAAGTCCCATCAACAACTTATACTCCGAGTAATGTTTATGGCAATGCAATTGCAGAACTTAAAGTAAAGAATATTCACTTAAATATCGGCAAGAAATTATTAATCAAAAAACAAGACTATCCAGAGTATATTGAGACAGAAATAATAGGACTTCATATCAAAAATAATACGACAGGAGATATAGAAGAGAAGGATAGCATTGATATAAATGATGAAGAATATCTAATCTCCGTAAAGGTATCAGACAAATTAAAGATTAATAGGGAATTGAAATTTATTTAGATAATGATTAATACATAGTAATAGCCTGCGGGATGCAGACTATTACTATGCTTAGATGCTTTGTTCGATGATTTTTATTTCAGCATTGGTTAGTCCATATATACCATAAACGATAGTATCAATTTGTCGTTCTAACGATGATGTATCATGATTAGGATTAGTCTTTTTAAGAGCAATAATCTCATCAACTATTTTGACAATTGAATTTTGGATATCAGAAGAGGTCTTTTTAATCGGGATTTCTGACAAAGGCTTTTGATATAATTCCAATGTCTCGCCCTTACGTTTCCCTTTGTGATATAACCATATATAGTACAATTTTGAGTTAAGAAGCCCCAATATGTATTTTATATGGTAATCCTTATTAGGTTTTGTAATATAATATACATCGGCACTTGCGTACCAGTCGCATTCATTATAACCAAATGTATTGGTTTTACTCCTTTGTGGGCATACGATTTTAGCGCACGTAAAAATATGAGGATGCGCAGTTCCCCTTCTTAATTGATGCCAATACTCGGTCTTTTCATTGTTTATCTCTCGAATCCTTGTTAAAATAGGTTGATATATCGAAAGACAAGATTTTATAATTCCTTGTTCACTTAAAGGAGTGTCAGATGACGAAAATATCAACTTCTTGTTGGTTGCTTCATTAGTGCAATAACGGCTTATATCTGAATTTTTATAAAAGTCTTTATAGAATGGATAATTCTGAACTAATTGAATAGTATCGCTATCTCTAAAATAACTACAATCCAACACGAACACTCCGTCATCTTTGTGTATATCATTACATTGGATATAGTCAGCATCGGCATATTTCATATTGTGGTTGGTGATACTATCACAGCCTCCCATAATGCCAGCATTAACTTCTGCAATATTACCTAAAGTATTATTCCCTAACTGAATTTTATCCAGCAATGATGATAGCGGATTATCTCCACTACTATTTTGTAAACGAATATAATTCTCCTCTCCATCGTATAAATCTTCTTGTACAATATTGGCATAGGTAGTATCTTCATCTATATGGCTAATTATAGAAGTAAACATTAGGGGATTTAATGCACCCTTTTTGTGAACATCTATAACTTGGCATTTACAATCATCTTTCCCTTTAGAGAAGGAACTAATCATATTATGCTGTCCGGGAGCATTCTCAAAAAGACGCAGTTCTCCAAGATTAAACAAGGTTTTGATGTTCATTCTATCTTTAATATCTGCTCGAAGTCTTCTTGCTCCTAATGCTGTTGGATAATAGTTCGTTGTAATAAATGTTGCTACACCGTGTGGAGATAACATATTGAATGGAAGACATTGCCAAATTGCAGGCCGATGTGGAGAAGACACAAGAGGGCAGGAACACCATCCTCTCGTGGTTCGGCAAAGGCGACCTTGCCAAAGCGAAAAAGGAACTCTCGGACAAGGACGAAGAGATTGCCGGACTCAACAAGCGGCTCAAGGAACTTCAGGCAGAAAAGGCGCGGTTGCAAGAGCGGCACAAGCTGGAAATCGGGAAACTGCGGGACGGTTATCAGAAAGAGATAGAGGCAGCCATCCGCAAGGTGGAAGCTGCCGAGCGGCAGTCAAAGGAGAAAGATACCGTCATAGAAAGGCAACAGAAACAGATAGACTTACTTGACCGTAAGGCAAACCCTCATCGTTACAGTCTCTCATCCGGAGCCGAGCTTGCACGCATCAGTGTGCCCAACCACCGAAATCCGTCGCTTCATATCTGGACACGTGTCGGAGAAGAACTCTATGAGGACACCAAGTTCCAGATAGACTATGATGTGGCCCAAAAGCATTTCAACGGGCAGATTACGGACGAGGAATTTGTCAATGCCGTATTTGAGTCGCAGGAGCAAGTAAATGGGAAGCAGGCCGAGCTGTTGGGTGCGGTTTTCGCCCTTGCCATTGGCAGTCCGGCACAGACTCATGTCGGTACTGGTTCTGGCGGCTCATCCTCTAACCTCTCGTGGGGTGAACAGAAAAACAAACGTACGAATAAAAGATAAGACTATCAGAATATCATGGTAAGAGACAAGCACGATTTTCGGAAAAGATAAAATCTAATGGACGCTATATTCGTGTTAAAAGACATAAAGTGCAATTTTGAAAGAAACAGTTGTGTTAGTACAAAATAATTTTTGTACCTTCGTGTCCAAAATATGACAATTCACATTAAGGAAATATGGAAGGTAAAAGAAATAAAATTAGTATAGAACAAGCAAATCCATTTACGGGATTTGACAATGTTGTTAATTCAATTAGCGATATAAAAACCATCTGTACTAATATTGAATTCAAATCTGAAGCTGGACTTATTGTCTCCCTTCCTAACAATGAAACAAGTTTATTGGCTGATTCCACTCCAGAAGAGCTTCTTAAATTTGATACTGGCTCTTCAATTGATGTTCATTATGATCCTGACGGAATAGTATGCAAAGACAACGGTCAATACGACATATACAAGAATATTATTTCAAAAACAAATAGTGGAAATATCTATAGTGCCCAAATCATTGACAAGTTAAAACATGGACTTCTAGTTACTATTAATGGATTACAGTGTTTTTTACCAGAAGGACAAATTGGGTTAGAAAAAGGGAATTATTCCCAAACCTATATCAATGCGATTGATGTCAAACTTATCAGTATAAAACTTAAAGAAAAAGAAGGAAATAGATTTCTTCCTATTGTTTCGCATAAAATTATTGAAGATGAAAAGAATGCAATTGAAGCACAGGATAAACTGCGAAACATAAAAATTGGCTCCATTATTCAAGGAACTGTGAAAAATATTACAAGCTATGGAGTATTTGTAACTCTTTTTCCTACTATCGAAGGTCTTATTCATATAACAGACCTATCCTGGAAAAGAGTATCGGATCCTTCTGAAATTCTATCTATTGGACAAAATATAAATGTTATTATCCTTGACATAAAGCAAATGAACGATGGCAAAACCCAAATCAGTCTTGGCTTGAAGCAATTAACACAGAGACCATGGGAGTTACTTGATAAAAATTCCAAGAAAGGAGACGTAGTTTCTGGCTCAATATGTAACATCACCGATTATGGTATTTTCATAATGCTTTCTTCTGGGGTACAAGGACTAGTTCACAGAACAGAACTATCATGGAATCCCAAAATCACATCCAAAGACTTTCATAAAGGACAAATTGTAACCGCCAAAATCATCAATATAGATTGGGAAAAAGAAAAGCTTCTGTTAAGTATCAAACAGATGCAGGCTGACCCATGGGAAGATATTGAGGGTAAAATCGCTGTAGGTGATGTCGTAAGAACAACAATTTCTAACTTTACGAATTGGGGAATATTCGTGACAATTGTCAATGGTATTGAAGGGTTAATTCATTTATCCGAACTTTCTTGGACTGAAAAGATTAAAAAGCCCCAAGATCACTATACATTAGGAGAAGAACTGAAAGCTATAATAATCTCAATAGACAAGAATAAAAAAAAGATTGAGTTAAGCCACAAACAAATTCAGCCAAATCCTTGGCAAAAATACTCCGTTGGCCAGCATGTAAATGCAATCATTCTTGAGATTGAGAAACATGGTATTCAGTTAAAGTTAGAAGATGATAATTTACCAGCAATTATACCTGCAAGATTGGTGTATAGGGATTATAACTTTGAAGAAAATAGCAAATTAGAATGCATTATACAAGAGATTGACGAAAACAAAAGAAGAATAATCTTAGCAATTGCATAAAATGGGATTCGATACAAATCTACAGAAAGAGATATGGTTAAAGCATATTGAGGTGCAGGAGCGAGTTCTTCAACTAAACTCAGTACCTATTGCTATCGAGCCAGAAACCATACTGATATCCGGACAACGGTTAAAGCTTAGAGTGTGTCAAACAGATGAGCTAGATACCAAAATAGACAGAGTAAAATCTTTCTTTGGTGTCAGTGACGATGCCATTGACAACAACAATGATACCATCGTCTGTGATGCACGCTTTAATCCTGACCCATATGATATCTCTCAATTAGCGGAAGATTGCCAGAAGCACTATATCCAACTATCAAGAAACCCAATTATTGAGGGAGTTATTCGCTCGCAGAAATCAACTTTTACAAAATGCGTCAAAATATTAAAAAAACACGGAGACAAATATGCTGTTGATAGCAACAGACGACTCCAGGTCACTGTGGATACTCTTCGAAAACTGGATAATGATGCCGATTTTCCTTGTGACATTCTTCCAAAGATCGCCAGTGGAATATTCAGCATCTCACCAACGCCTGCTTATTTCATTCGTAAGTGGTTGTCCATTGAATGCCACCATCTTCTCAAATACGAGAATGTCAAGATTGAAGGTGTCGAGGAACGTAGATTAAGACGAGTATTGACTATACATGATAATTATTTCAGTGAATCAGCACTACAGAGGCTCAATGAACTTTGGGGATTAAGATTATTCTCTTTTGATGTAATAATCGAGGTTTCAAAAGACATCATGAAGAACTACGATTTTAAGAAATCGTTATACGACTTCCCTGAGTCAAAGAACGGAATCTTTCATTATCACTTCAATGCCAAGTCCAATGACAACAGTGGAAATCTGTCCATAATCAAAAGGAAATGGCAGGTAGATTTACTGAAAGATATATGCACTTCTGAGTTCGGAGAAAACAACTACCAATTTCATGTAGATTACAACTATCTATATGATTCTAAGTTATATCATCAAAATATTGATGGCATAAATCTTTATGATTTCTTCCAAGATTTAAAAGACAATATTTCAGAAGAAGGTATTTCCATCAGTGAATCAAAGCAGTCAATTGGCGTAGATTTTGACTGGAGGATTACTACCCCTGAGCAACTACGTATTGAACTAAGCAATAAATATGATGACTTAGAGATGTCAATTTTTGCCGACCATAGATGCAATGTAGAAATAAATGACAAGAATGCAGAATGGGGAAAGATAGAAATGTTTCTAAAGGAAAATTTCTCATCTTTAAAGACTTACATAAGTCCAAAAGATGGGTCAATGCACTTTGTTCAAGAGTATCGCACACAAGAACAAGCGTCTCAATTCCATATTTCGTTATCATCATCATTAAATCAATTAAGAGAGTTGGGCTGCGAATTTGAAATACATCAAAATCCTGTAGGAAAGAAAAAATACCTGTTGCATATTGATCGGAATAAAATTGCCGAAAACAAAGAAAATGTGGTAAATACTCTTCGTGGAGCAGAATTCACAGTAAATGATCATTCTATAGGCAAATTGTTTAAAGTCATTTTTCCTGAACTATTATTCGATATTTCTTCTGCAGACTATAATTTTAGTGAAAAAGGAGCTCTTTCATTCAGCCATATTACTCCGAACCTAGAAGGGGATCTGGAAAAAATCAAACGACTGAAAGACGCTTTCGATAACATTTCAACAGGAAAAGGCGTTAAGAATTCCAACATCAGCCAATTCATCTTTGATGCGATAAAAGCAGCTCCGACCGAAGATATCGAATTCTACACTAACGAATCGAGCAACTTTTACAAAGATATCAAACGTAATTTGCTAAACAAGCACATTAATCCTTCTCAGCTAGATGCAATCATCAAATGTTTGAAGGCTAACGACATTGCTCTGATCCAAGGCCCTCCGGGTACTGGTAAATCAACTGCAATCGCAGAACTTATTTGGCAACTTATAAGATTAAATCCTCAAGAAAGGATTCTTCTGACCTCCGAAACTAATCTTGCTGTTGATAATGCGATTGATAGAACAGTCAACGGTACACATAACCTTGTAAAACCTATACGCTTCGGCTCTGATGACAGACTAGCTATAGAAGGGAGACAATTTTCTATTAACGCAATGGAACAATGGGTAGAAACTGGCAAATTCGATTATATCGAAGACCAAGACGAACATATAGAGGATGATGAAGTTCAAACTAAATCTGGAAAGTTAATTCTTGTGAAGTGGCTGGACAATATTAGAAAACGCATTGACTATGACAATATGGACTCTATATCTGCTACTTTATGGGAACATATTCTTGAGAATCCTGACAAGCATATGAGACAACTCATCTTTGATCAATATAAAACTCATTGTAACGTTGTAGGTGCCACTTGTAGTTCTATTGGTGAAAAAAATACTAAGAACAGACCTACAAAGTTCTTCATGAACTATTGTTCTGTATTCGGAGAAGTCAAGACAAAGACAATTAATAAAAAAGGTAGTAATATCACAGATGAAGAAATAAAGATCACAACTTACAATTGTAAGGATGGAATCTCTTTCACAACAGTCATCCAGGATGAGTCCAGTAAGGCCACTCCTGCAGAATTAGCCCTGCCTCTTGTATATGGAAAGAAAAATATTGTAATTGGCGACCATCGACAATTGCCGCCTATGCTTGACAAAGACGAATTCAAGAATACCTTGGATTTTCTTTTAGATAACGCTTCTGGAGAATCTGAATTGCGTCAGTTGAAAAAATTAAAGTCATATGTTATAAAAAATTTCGACGAAATGGAAATATCACATTTCCAGAGAATCTATGAAAATATCGATCCAAGTCTAAAAGGAAAATTTACTCACCAATATAGAATGCATCCTGATATTAATGAGGTTATCAAGCAATTCTATGAAAACAAAGAAAACCCCGAATCAAAAGATGGACTTGTCTGTGGATTAATAGATCCTGTGGATTTAGGAGTCAATGATACCAATATGTCGAATCCATTTTCAAGATATCATGGTATTCAGATTGATGATTTCATCTGTGGAGAGTCATTATCACCAGAAAATCATGTTGTTTGGATTGATGTCAATTCCCCTGAAATGATAGAAGGAACATCAAGAGTCAACGAAGGAGAAGTAAAGGTGATATCACATATTCTTGAAAAAATGTCATTATCAGACTCTTTCAAAGAATACTGCAACAAATGGACTGATGAAGACGACAAAGAGATTGGAATTATCAGTTTCTATAGCAAGCAAAAGAACCGAATCAGGAAGATGAGCAGATCATTTAACAATCTTCCTATGAAGATTGATGTAGTAGACAGGTTTCAGGGTATGGAAAGAAACATTATCATCGTGTCTATGGTTCGAAGCAATACAATCGTCTCTGATTCGCAGCAAGAGCCGGATTTCACCGAATATGAGTTAGGATATCCAGAACAGACCGATTTGGGATTTGCACAATCCCCAAACAGACTAAATGTTGCACTATCCAGAGCAAAAAGACTGCTAATTATCATTGGAAACAGTGAATTATTCAGGCAGAAAGATATCTATGACAATGTATACAAAATCATAGCTGCTAACCCTAATGGTAAGATCATTAAATGCAATCCTTATGAAGACCTTCGCAAATAAGATTTCAGAGTCACAACTAATATACAAATCTCAGTTATCGGATTCTGCTCTAAGAGCATGGCCTTTGAAAAAGACTTTGTGCAAAATATATTTGTATGAGGATAAACCATGCTCTGACATTGATAAAATAATCTGTTCAACCCTATACTATCATGGTGGTAAACTGGCCGCAGATGATTTGGCAACAATCCTCGGATTCAATGTGAAAGACAATGATGAGTCCGATCCGAAGAGGTATAAGGACGATGCAGAGATATGTATCTTCAATAAGTTGCTTGAACCATTAATCGAAGACGAACTTATCAGCAAAGAGAATAATAAGATTGTCTTGACTTCTTTGGGTGATTTCTCAGTAAGGGAGGGCAAGAAACGACTATTCTATGAGGCTGAATGCAGATATTTTGAGAACTTTAGCTTGATAAACAACGATGAAGCTCCTTTCCCTTTCAGAGATGAACTTTCTGTTACAACTACAATAAATAATAAGAAAAAAATATCTTACTATAAATATCTACAATCCGATGATGTTGATCCTCAAATAAAGGAGGATGATAAGGCATTAGTGGATTCACTTCTTGAACAGATGCCACTGAATACAAAAGTATTCAGTGCATCATTAGTATGCAATAACTTCCAGATTGAGAGTGAAGGGATTGATGTTTCCATATATAACGAAAACGGAGAGGATTTCGCTGTTGTGTTTTTTAAGGACGGTTCTGTCAGTGAATACGTTTCGCGACTACTCAACAATGATGTAAATAGCAAAATCAAGAACATCAAAGTTGAATGGGGATACTATCTTAAACTACTTCATGATCCCGAGGCATCTTTGGACTATAATAGTCTAAAACCCTTTGAAGACATCATTGAATGGGGAAAGATTGTCAAAGATGGCAGATATTGCTGGAATGATCATGATTTGTTTGACATGCTTTCCAATAACATCGATGCAAACATTTGGCAGGATATTTCATCTATTTGTCCAATAGAAGATATAAAAATCTATGTAATGATATCTTCTGAAAACTGGGATTGGAATATCTTGTCCGCAAGAATTGATGGATCATTCATAGTAGAGAATTCATCAAATTATCCATGGAATTTTGATGTTGTAGTACACAATACCAATGTTACCAAAGAAGATATTGAGAAACTTTTGGTTGATCCAAATCTCACATCAGTACAGTGGCTTTGGAAGGAAATCATGCCATTACTGTCAAATAATTTTATAATCAAACACATAGATAATGTTTCTTTCGATCTATCAATACTAACTGAATCAGAACCAAATCTTGTTAAATCATTGATTTTGCAATATCCAGACAAGGCCTGGAACTGGGAATACATATCTCTCAAATACGATCTTGACTATATATTAAGCAACATCAATCTTCTTTCAAAGAGATTGAACATGCGTACTTTAACTATCCGAGCATTGAGTTCGGAAGAGTTTGCACACCAATATTGTCAATCACAAAGTTTCAAAGACGAGCTGAAGAATAATATCGAAACGTCCCTTTCTTCTTTTAATGTCAATTCATCTAACCTTATCTGGAGTAATGAAATCATTGATATGCTTGAAGAAATCGGAGTGTTATCTTGGTGTGTGCCTATCATTGGAGGCTTTGAATCAAATCCATACATAATCTGGGATAACGAATTCTTCAAAAAATATTCTGTTAAAATCACTAGCGCAACAGGCTATTCATGCGTCACATCCCGAATAACAGACTTCGAAATTGTCAACGAACATTCGGAATTTCCATGGGACTGGAAATTGATTTCTTCAAAATCTAACTGGATTGGAGTAACTGATTTTGTTGCCAAACATATAGCGCAGTTGGATCTCAAGATTGCGTTTAGCTTGTTATCTAGTGACACTTTTTGTTCATTGTTTGAATGTCCAGAGATGCAAGATTTCTTGTCGTCACATCCAGACATTAAGCATAGAGCCACAGAACTTGCAACCATACAACTTGTAAAGAATCACATCGACTTTGACTGGGACTGGAATTTACTTACAGTTAAAACGATTGATTCTCTGAAGATTGATAAATTAGGTGATGAGCGATGGGTGAATAAGTGGGACTGGCATTATTTGTCAGAGAACCTTGCTATTGACAATATTTCAGAATATCTTTTTCAGTATCAAGATTATTGGAACTGGACTATTCTGACCCGTAGACTCAACAAAAATACAATCTTAGCAAATCTTGCAGATTTTGCGGACAAATGGGATTGGGTATCATTGGTTGATTCCATCTTCACAAAAGAAGATTTAAGCATTAATGGATATTTGCCAACCATTGCTACGATAATTAGTATTCAGGATGAAAAATCAAAGACAGTTCTTTGGGAAAAAATTACGAGGAGGTTTACCCTCGATGAACTATATAGTCAAATACATCAGACTATAATACTTGCAGACTATTCACTATTATTTCAGTGGGATCTCAAGTATGTGTATGACCATAAAGATTTTTATCTCAACGAGTACATTAACCAATATCCTGATGATGTCAATTGGGAACTCCTATCAAAGTCAAAATCTGTAGAAAGACTATTCTTTTACGACAAAAGCATACTCAGTTTTAAGATGTGGTTAGAGATGGTTAAATCTCTTTTACACAATAATGATTACGATTGGGATTTCTATGCTTTGTCACAGAATGATGCAATTAATTGGCATCCTGCAATTTTGAAGATTCGAAAAAAACAGTGGGACTGGCAGTATTTGTCACAGAAGAGCAAATGTTTTTCTAGCACTTCTACCACATTTGATCAATTTAAGCTGTCCAATAACATAAGGATGTTCAAGGATGTTATTGATTTCAGCCTATTATCTGGAAGATCAGATATTGTTTTTGATGACAATTTACTCAATAGTTTTATCAACGAAGAATGGGATTGGAAAGCAATCTCTGAATCAAACAAGTTAGCTGTTAGCAATACGTTCTTGATTAAAAACCAAGACAAACAATGGGATTGGGAAAGCCTTTCAAAGAGCAAATGCCTCACAATAAACAAAGAATTATTAGAGAACACAAAACAGCGAGCTTGGGATTGGATTAGATTGTCTTCCAACAATAGCTTACAACTGTCATTGAAAGAACTTCTCTCTCTCGATATTGCTAATTGGGATTGGGCTGCACTAAGTGGTAGGGAAGATATTCCTTTTGACAATGAGAGCATATTGTCCACATTGGATAAATCATATACCACGTGGGATTGGGGTGCATTGTCCACAAGAACAGACCTGCAATATAATGAGGATTTTATATTAAAAATTTGGCAAAAACCTATGGATTGGATAAGTGTCTCAAGAATGAGCTCGTTCATCCCATCAATCAATGTATTATCCAAAATATCTAATTTTGATTTAGATTGGGATGCCATTTCACAGAACAACTTCCTTTCCAAGGAGGTACTATATCAATATAGAGACAAGCTTAATTGGAAATATGTTAGTCAATCCGAAACATTCCAAAAACTTGGAATTGAATTCTTCCGTAAATATAGAACTTATTTAGATTGGTCTATTATATCGAATTCAACATATTTTTCTTTATCGATTGAGAACTTGAGTGAATTTAAGGACAGCGTTGACTGGGGAATAATCAACCAACGAAAAGATCTCAATTACTCCAACATTCTTCTTGACAATTTTGCAGATTATATCAATTGGTCTGAGGCATCGAAAGCAAACACTATTGACTTCTCTATTGATTTTGTCAAGAAGCACATTGATAGATGGGATTGGTCGGCCTTATTCAATAATCCTCTGATCATTGAAGATGCCGACAAATATAAGTCTACCTTCAAGGATAAATTGAACGGAATTAAATTTATTGAACGTTTTCCTGATTCAAATCCTAAAGTATACCACTTCGCTCACTTATTCAATGCGGTGAGTATTATCAAGACTAGAAAGATTTTAAGTAGAATCAGAGGTAAAGGGTTATTCGAGAATTCTGCAGGAAGCAATGTTCATAGAAGGGATACAGCACACCATTATGCCAGATTCTATTATCGTCCACAAACTCCAACTCAATATTATAACGAGGCTTTAGGAGAAGACTCGCATTCTTCTAGAGAGAGATGGGTATTCGGTGGCTATGACTATCGAGGGCGAAAGATTTGGAATTCATATCTCGAATGTCCAACAACAAAATATTGGCGTGCACAAAGACTTGGCTCCCCAAAATGTCCAATGCCTGTATTTTTTGAATTTGATTTGCGGGAAATATTAAATCATTGTCTTAATAAATGCTACTATAGCACAGGAAACATGCAAGGTGACAACAGCCAAGTTATCTCCATTGCAGATAATCCAAACCGACTCAACACCTCGCATCTTTACTCAACCATTGAGGATGACCTTGATACTTACAAGGCGTATTCCCAACAAGAGTTTCTTGTTGGGAACGAGTTGGATTTCTCATGTCTAAAGAATTTCAAAATTATCTGCTACAATGATGAACAAGCAAAGTTGTTAAAGATGCAATTAGGCGATGATCCGATTTGTAATCATATCACAACAGATACATGGACAAGTTCTGGCATCAGTATCTTTCACAGAACTAATAGAACAATATCAATTGATGAAGCTAATGAAACTCTTTGTTTCTCTACCGATTACAGAGATCCAAGTTCTATTGTAATCGAATGCGGAAACATTGATGGTCTTGAAATTGTTGATAAGTCACATATTATCAACATCTCAAATGGTAAGATTCAGGCATATCCTTCAATCAGTATTATTAAACCATCCATTCCAATCACAGTCAGATTTATGGATTTACAAAAATATGATAACAACTCATGGGTAATATATTCAAATGAAAAGAATATCTCTGGCTCTGTGACTTCATATTCAATAATCACAGATAAATTAGTAAGACAATTTGAAATAGAAACTTCACAGCTTCATATTACTCTGACAAAGTCGTTGTTTAAGAGTCATATGATAAACTCTTATCATGGTATTGGGCACACTGTGAGAGTTATGTGGAACGCTTTTTTAATAGCATCCATAGACAAGACTGTAAGCAATTCGATGCTTCCTTCTGTTTTATATGCTTCTTTGATTCACGATTTAGGGAAAAATAGTGATACAGAAGGAGAAATACATGGCGAGAATTCTGCGATTCTTTATAAATCAAAAATAGAACAGCTATGTAGCCAAGAAGATGCTATGTTCATCCTAGAAGCTGTAAAATATCACTCTATAGATGACAGCAAAACTCCATCGGCAGTTCAGCGCAACAAAATATGGGAGATTCTAAAAGATGCAGATGCCTTGGACCGTAGCAGACTACCAGGAAGAGGATGCAATCCTGCATTTTTGAGAAATAAATTGTTTTCTTCTAAAGATGGCAAAGAGATTCTTTTGATTGCCAAAGAACTTCCTTCGCTTTCTTGTGATTGCCCTTGGGAATATCCGTTTGTTGATATTGTTTATGTTTTAAAACAATTTGTAAATAATAAAAATAAAGATTGTTGTCCAACGATTGATATCAATCACCTTGATGAGGTGTGGAGATTGATTTTAATGGAAAATATTCTTCTTTCCAGATTGTTGAATAAAGAAGAACGAATTAATATGCTATATGGATATGCGGAAACTCTTGGTGACACTTTGTCTCATAAACTTAATATTGAGAAAACTACAACAGATTCAATGAGTAAAAAATTGAATGACCTCGAAATAGCATATATAGCACTAGATAAATATGTAAAAAGTAATCCGTTAACAGACGATTCGTTTATTAAAGGACTTGAAGAATTGGAAATTTTATATATTGAAAAGGATGTTAATAATTTAAATCCTTTGTCTTTATGTAAGAATCTGAAATTTCTAATCCTTGATGGCTAT